AAAACACAAACCCTGAATCTGTTGCGACTGAGGTAACAGAGACCCCTGCGGTTGAAGCCTCTGCTCGTCCAACAGTAGCAGCACCTATTTACACTAAGCCTCGCTTAGAGTTCACAAAAGAGAAGTTCCTAGAGAACAGCCTTCGTGCGCAATACTTAAACGATGACTCAGCTCGTCAATACATCTTGGCAGCAGCAGATACGACCGACAACGCAGGACTTATCCCAACTCGTCAGTTGACTGAAGTTATCAACCCATTGTCAAACGCTGATCGTCCATTTATTGATTCGATCTCATCAGCAGCATTGCCTGACGCTGGTATGACATTTGAAATTCCTAAGCTGACACAAGCACCTACAGTTGCAGAGACAGCACAAGGCGCAGCACCTTCAGATACAGACCAAAATGTCGGTTTCTTAACAGTAAATGTTAAGAAGTACGCTGGGCAACAGACTTTTTCTGTTGAGTTGTTAGATCGCTCATCTCCAGCATTTTTCTCTGAACTAGTTCGTCAAATGGAGTTTGCTTACGCTTCTGCAACAGACGCAGCAGTCGGCGCAACTCTTACAGCTGTAGCAACTGACGGTGGAAACCGTACTCTTACAGCAGCTAATATCCAAGATTTCATTGCAGACGCAGCTGTTTCTGTTTACTCAGGAACACTAGGATTTGCTGAGAACATTGTCGTATCACCTGATCAATGGGGTGCGCTAATGGGTCTAGTAGACGGTTCAAACAGAGCTGTATTCACTCAGACAATCAATCCACAGAACGCTTCAGGTAACCTAACACCTACAAATATCCGCGGCAACATTGGTGGATTAAACCTACGCGTATCACGCTACCTAGGTGGAACTGGCGACGGGTCAATGATCATTGTTAACCCTCAATCATTTACATGGTTCGAGTCAACCAAGTACCGCTTAGAGACAAACTTAATTTCAACTGGTCAAATCCAAGTTGCTTACTACGGTTACGGTGCTATCGCCAACAAGGTAAACGCTGGCGCATACAAGTGGATGGTTGCATAACCTTCCGTTAAAGGAAATAACTGTGTAGGGGCGTTGGAAGCCTTCGCCCCTATACTCTAAGAAAGGACGACATGCCAGCTTTAATGCCAACTATTGCGGAATTACGCAGCGCAACCGGGATAGGCACTTTGTATAGTGACACCGTAGTTGATGAGGCATGTCAATCAGCACAAGATATAGTTTTATCATATTTGTGGTTTAACAATTACAACATTATTGCTAGAGAGTGTACGACTACCCTAGGCACAGTTTATACAGATGTTAAACACAATTTAAGAGTTGGCGACACAGTTGCTATTGAAAATGTAAGAGCGCACTATAATGGCAATAAAACAATTACAAAGGTAACGGATTACAGCATTTCATTTGTTATATCTCACACCTCAACAGAGGAAAAACACGAAGTAATTCCTTATGGCACAATAGTTGCTTACACAGCTGTTGATTACCTAACCGTGCCAGCTGTTAACGAGGCAGCATTGATGATCGCTATTGATATTTGGCAAGCACGCCAAGCAAGTAACGCAGGTGGCATATCACCTGATTTCCAGCCTTCGCCTTATCGTATGGGCAACACTTTAACTGCAAGGGTAAGAGGTTTATTAGCACCTTATTTAAGTCCTAATAGCTTGGTAGGCTGACATGACTGTCGCCGTTACGACACTTCGGTCTACCCTTGCGGCTGCGTTAGAGAACGCAGGGGTGTGGCAGGTCTTTTCCTTTCCGCCTGCTACACCCATTGCAAACTCTGTAATTGTCCAGCCTGATGACCCTTACATTGAGCCAAGCAATAATATCTACTCAACAGTAGCCCCTAAAGTAAATTTTAAGATCGTAATGATCGTACCTATGTTTGACAATCAGGGTAACCTTAATGGTATTGAGAGTTTAGTCGTTGGCGTGTTTAACAAGCTAGCGGCAAGCACTACCCTTAAAATAAGCGTTGGCAGTATCTCAGCACCTAGCGTGTTATCAGGCGTAGCTGGTGAGATGTTAACAAGTGAGATGTCCGTCTCAATCATGACAAGTTGGAGTTAAAAATGACAATAGATATTCCTTCCGAGGATAAGGCTTGGCTTGAAAAAGTCGGGCAAGTAGCACCAAAAACCGAAAAGCCACAAATCGTAAAGAAAGACGAGGAATAACCAAATGGCTGTATTTCTAAATAACAAGGTCGGCGTAAAGGTTAACACCGTTGATCTTAGCGACCATGTGACTGCGATCACATTAAACCGTTCATTTGAAGAACTACCTGTAACAGCTATGGGTGATCTTGGAGTGAAATATGTAAAAGGGCTAGAGGCTTCATCTGTAACTATTAGCTTCCTAAATGACACAGCTTCAGCAAATGTCCTAGCGACCCTTCAAGCTGCATGGGGAACAAATGTAACCTGTGTATTGCTACAAGAAAAAGGAACAGCTGTTTCAGCAACAAACCCACTTTACACTTTTACAGCTCTAGTAAATAACACCACCGACATTAACGGTGCTGTTGGCGATCTAGGCACACAAGATGTAACATGGAACATTAGCGGCGCAATTACAGTCGCTACCACAGGTACTTTCTAAAGGAGAAAAATGATTGCATTAAAAATCACCAAGGCTTCAGGTGAAGAATCTACACATGAGATTACACCAGCGATTGAATATGCTTTCGAACAGCATTTCAAGTCAGGATTTCATAAGAGATTCCGAGATGAAGAAAAGCAGTCAGATGTCTATTGGTTGGCGTGGGAGTGCATACGCCGATCAGGAGAAACTGTTAAACCATTTGGAGAGCAGTTCTTAGAGACATTATCAAAAGTAGAGATTGTAGACGCTGATACCCCAAATGGGTGACGAGGTATGACCTTACTTATTTAATTGCTTCATTAGCAGTTGAGACAGGCATACCTCACAGCGAGTTTATTAACATGGATAGGTCAATGTTCTTAGCAACCTTGGCTTACATGAAAGACAGAGCGCAAAGGATGGATAATGCCAGTAGAGGTAAAAGGTCTCATTGAGACCCAAAAGGCATTAAAGAAACTTGCGCCTGATCTTTATGAGCAAATGCGTAAAGAGATCAGGGTTGCACTAAAGATTGTGTCTGATGACGCTAAGACTAAAGTGCAACCAACAATTTATGGATTGTATAATTGGCAAAGCACAGGTGCAGTAGTTAAATCTCGCACCAGTCGTGCAGAGGCATTTCCTAAGTATGACCCTAAAGTTATTCGTAAAGGGTTGACTTACAGCCTAGGTAGATCAAAAAGAAACAATGCTGGATTCATCGCCCTTTATAGCTTGTTAAATAAATCTAGAGCAGGTTCTATCATTGAGACCGCTGGACGTAAAAACTTTAACGGAGACCCACGCAGTCAGAGCAACAACCCTAATGCAGGTGCGCATTTCAATAGAGCTATCCAAGGTACATACGGTGGCTTTGGCAAAATAGGTCAATCTCGTATTGATAGAGGTCGCATATTGATTAAGTCTGTTGAAGAAAATCAAGGTAAAGTTTTCGACGCAGTATTTAAGGCAATAGCCAAGGCAGAGCATAAGTTTATGACTACTAGCAAAACTGATAGGTATGGTTTAGCAGCATGACAATTAAGGTAGATATTGTATCCGAGTATAAAAACAAGGGTGCTAAAGAGGCAACTAAATCCCTAAGTGGTATAGAAAACACAGCTGTAAAACTAGGTAAAACATTAGCTAAGACCTTTGCTGCCTATCAACTATTAAGATTTTCCAAGAACGCTGCAATGGCATTTGCAGAGAACGAAAGATCAGCCGCCTCTCTAGCAACCACAATGAGAAACCTAGGGGCTGAACTAACCATACCTTCAGCTGAGATAGCAATTCAACGCTTATCTGATTTGGCTACTGTTGGTAAAGATGAAATTCGTCCAGCCTTTGCACAAGTGTTTAGAATCCTTGGAAGTGTGACGGACGCCACAAGGGTATTAGAAACTGCTACAAATGTTGCAAAGGGTACGGGTGCTGATTTAGGCAGCGTGGTTACAGCTTTAACTAAAGCCTACGCTGGAAACTATAAGGGCTTAATATCATTAGAGACAGGTTTAACTAAGGCTGAGATCGCTTCAGGCGACATGGAACTGATCATGGGTAAGTTAAACAAAACTTTTTCAGGTCAAAACGCAGCCTACTTAGACACTTATGCTGGCAAGACAAAAGCCCTAAGTGAGTCAGTCGGCAACGCCATGGAGATTATTGGCGCAGGTATCTTTGACGCATTGTCTGTCCTAGCAGGTTCAAATGATATTGATGTAATACAGAAAAAGATTACTAACTACGCTGAAGGTTTAGCTAGTATGATTAAAACTATTGCTAGTTTTATGAAGATGACCTATGACGCAACTATTAAACCTATTGTTGACGCACTTAGTAAGACCTATGGATTGCTACAAAAGATTGGTGTTATTGCAAAAACTCCAGCAAGTCCAGTATCAACTGCCTTAGATAATAGAGAAAACAACGCAGGACGGATAGCGGCTGAGGCTCAGGATAGAAAACTAGCAGCTCAAAGATTAGCTCAAGAAAGAAAGTTAATGGCTGAGCAAAAGAAAACCGCCGCTGCTAAGTTAAAGGCTGAGCGAGATTTGCAAAAAACTAAAAAGGCAGGAACTCTATTTGACATAGAGAAAATTCAAGTAGTCGCTGCGTTGCAAGGCAAAATCACAGCTGACGAGAAACTACGCCTAGAATTACAATTAGCCCTGTTAACAGGCAACGCTTCAGAGGCAGATCGCCTAAGCAACGAGTTGTTGCTATCTCAGGCTCGCACTACTGGACTTGCTACTTTTATTGCTAACCTACCTAAAGCCCTTAACCCATTTGCTGACTATCCTGATTATGTACAAAAAGCCTTGGCTGAATTGGCTAAATTAGCGAGTGGCATAAAATCTATACAGATAAGTGGACCCTCTGTACCAATGTTCCAGCAAGATGTAGAAAGGTCAGAACTACTTTCTAGCATGGCTAGGGAAGATCATACTTACGGAGACTTAATGTCTAAGTATGCAAACACCAATAAAGCCCCCGCAACGATAATACAAAACAACTACATAAGTGGGGCTACACAAGGAC